TTCGTCCACGGCTTCATCGCCTGGGGCGACGGCGAGGTGCTTGGCGAGAAGCTGGTGCCGGTCACCGAGCCTCTGCCTGAGTTGGAGGCCGCGCCTCACGGCGCCAAGAAGGGCTGGGAGCCGCAGACGGGCCTGAGCCTGAAGTGCATCAGCGGCGAAGACGCCGGCATGGAAGCGCGGTTCACCACCACCAGCGTCGGCGGCCGCAAGGCCGTGCAGGCTCTGGCGGTGGAGATCGCCGCGCAGGTCGAGAAGGACCAGTCCAAGCCGGTCCCCGTCGTCAAGCTGGGCAAGGACCACTACACGCACAAGAGCTACGGACGTATCTATACGCCGGTGTTCGAGGTCGTGGAGTGGGTCAGCATGAATGGCGAGGCTGATGAGGCTGCGCCTGAGGCCGCGCCTGCGGCTGGCCGTCGTCGCCGCGCTGCGGTGTAATGTAAAAGGGCGGGGCCGAAAGGCTCCGTCTTTTTCTATGCTGGACGAAGATCGCATAGACGCGATTTCAAACGCTATCGCTGAAATCGAGTCGGGTATGTTGGATGTCACCACTATCCTTGGCACTGAAGTTTCGCTGGTTCACAACAGTGTTTTGCGGAACTTAGAAGAACACGAGTTCAAGTACTTTGAACTGAAAAAAGTACTGGATAAGTTAGACGCCTTAACGCTGGAGTTGTACCGCGTTAAGAAAGGGTTCACTCCTTCAAAAGAAGATGTGGAGCTATACAAAAATTTTCGCAAAAACGCCATACGCATTTTGCAAGGTAGGCTATGAGTCTATGGCTTGACTTCGAGACGCGCAGCCGGGTTGACCTCGGCGCCAAGGGCGTCTACAACTACGCGCAAGACATGAGCACCGAGGTGCTGTGCATGTCCTACGCCTTCGACGATGGTGAGGTGCAGACATGGGTGCCGGGGCAACCAATCCCCGAGCGCATCTACGCCCACAAAGGCCCGATCTACGCCCACAACGCCGCCTTTGAGCGGCTGATCTTTTCCTACGTGCTGCAAGTGCCGTTCAGGCTGGAGCAGTTCTACTGCACCGCCACGCAGGCCAGAGCCAACTGTGCGCCTGGCAGCCTTGAGGACGTGGGGCGCTTCGCCAGCGCCAGCATGAAGAAGGACCACCGAGGCGCGCAACTGATCCGCTTGCTGTCGATCCCACAGGCTGACGGCAAGTTCCGCGAGGACGCCGACCTGATGGCCGAGATGATCCGCTACTGCGAGCAGGACGTCAGGGCCATGCGCGAGATCAGCAAGGCCATGCGGCCGCTGTCTGAGGACGAGCTTGCCGACTACCACGTCAACGAGCGCATCAACGACCGTGGCGTGCTGGTGGACGTGGCGCTCGCCAAGGCCGCCATGCGCTACGCCCACGACGAGTTGATCGAGATCGAGGAGCGCGTGGCCGAACTGACCGATGGCGACATCACCAGCGTGCGCTCGCCCAAGATGCGCGAGTGGGTGCTTGAGCGCGTCGGCGAGCAGGCCAAGAAGCTGATGATGGTCAACGGCAAGTATTCGATTGACAAGACTGTGCGGGCCAACCTGCTCGCGATGGAGAACCCCGATGAGATACCGCCCGCTGTCGCCGAGGTTATACAGTGCGCCGACGACCTCTGGGCGTCATCGGTTGCGAAGTTCAGCCGCATGGCAGACCTGGCAGACGACGAAGATTGTCGAGTCCGTGGAGCTTTTGTCTTCGCTGGGGGTGCCGCCACGGGTCGTGCATCGAGCTATGGACTCCAAGTGCATAACTTCACTCGCAAGTGCGCTAAAGAACCTGATGCAGTACGACAGGCTATGGTCAGAGGACATAACATTGTCCCTACCTACGGGAAACGAGTCACAGATGTTCTGCGGGGAATGCTCAGGCCCGCACTGATCCCCGCGCCTGGCAAGTCCTTCGTCGTCGCCGACTGGTCGGCCATCGAGGGCCGCGTCAACCCCTGGCTGTCGAACAGCAAGGCCGGTGAGGACAAGCTGGACATCTTTCGGCGCAAGCTCGACCCGTACAAAGTCAACGCCGCTGCGACTTACAGCGTGGCGTATGAGGAGGTCACCGGCGAGCAGCGCCAAGTCGGCAAGGTGCAGGAGTTGGCGCTTGGCTTTGCCGGCGGCGTGGGCGCGTTTGCTGCGATGGGCCGCGCCTACGGCGTGCATTTCGAGGAGGCGCAGGCTAGACGCATCGTTGACGCCTGGCGCCGCGCCAACCCGTGGGCCGTGCCGTTTTGGCAAGACCTAGAGGAGGCGTACACCCGCGCCATGCGGAACAAGGGCCATGAGTTCAGCGCCGGCCGTGTGGCGTACCTCTTTGACGGTCAGCACCTGTGGTATGCGCTGCCCTCTGGCCGCGTGCTATGCTACCCCTACGCTCGGCTGGAAAGCGACGGCGTGACTTACGCCAAAGCATCTTGGAAGCCCGCAGCCGACGCCAAAGAGTGGCCCCGCGCGCGCCTTTGGAAAGGCTTGGCCTGCGAGAACATCACCCAAGCCGCAGCCAATGACATCCTGCGCCATTCGCTGCGCCAACTCGACGGCGTGGTCCTACACGTCCACGACGAGATCGTCGTCGAGACAGATAAACCAGATCAGGTGGTGGAAGAGATGGAGCGTATCATGTGCTCCCCACCAGCATGGGCCGAGGGCCTACCCTTGGCCGTTGAGGCCGAAATCATGACCCGCTACGGTAAGTAGAAACAACAACGCCCGACAGGTAGTGGCCTGCCGGGCGTTTTCACCAAAGGAGCTAATCGATGGATTTCTTGGAGTATATGACAAGTCTTGCCCCAGAGGGCGAGACGTTTTTAATTGTCAGACAAAAACCACGCTTGCAGGACGGCGAGATACAGCTACACGTTGACGGGGCAGTCAAGGCCACCTGGCCGGCTTTCCTGCCGAACAAGCCCCGGCCCGACGGGCAGTCGTGGTACGGCAACACCGCCTCGTTCATTCTCGACCGCTTCACCGACGGCAAGATCAGCGCCAGCGCCGCCAACTGCGAGTACGTCTTGTGCATGGTGCTGGACGATGTGGGCGATCCTGAAAAGGCCCCTAAGACGCCGCCTCTGGCCCCGACGTGGGTCATGGAGACGAGCGAGGGCAGCTACCAGTGGGGCTACGCCTTCACCGAGGAGCAGCCGACCAAGGCCGAGTACAGCGCGGCCATTACGGCCATCGCTGCTGCTGGCTACAGCGACAAGGGTGCGGTCAACCCCGTGCGAAACTTCCGCTTGCCTGGCAGCGTCAATCTGAAGCCTGGCCGTGACGGGTTCGTCTCGCGGTTGGTCGAGTTCCACCCCGAGCGCCAGTTCAGCCTGCCCCAGATATGCGAGGCGCTCGGCGTCACCCCAACCGAGGAGGCCGCAACGTTCCGGCCGATCCGCGTCTCCGACGACGGCGCCGATGACGTGCTGGCTTGGTTATCCGATCAGGGGCTGGTACTTAGCAAGCCTAACGGACAGGGCTGGGCCGGCATCGTCTGCCCTAACTCTAGCGAGCATAGCGACGGCAACCCGGAGGGGCGTTATAACCCGTCCATGCGGGCGTTTTGCTGCCTGCACAGCCATTGCATCGACTTAGATAGCGTGACGTTTCTCAAGTGGGTCGGCGAGCAGGGCGGGCCGCACCATGCGCCTGGCCTGCGCGATGAGCTGCTGGCGTCGATGATGACCGACGCGCTGGGCAAGCTGCACCCGACCGAGGCGTTCCCCGACGAGGCCAAGCGCGTAATCGCCGAGGTCGAACGCAAGGAGCTGGGCCGCACCGAGAAGGCCGACTGGTACAAGCGCTTTTGCTACGTCCAAGAGGGTGACCACTACTTCGATCTGCAAGACCGCCGCGAGATCAGCCGCTCGACCTTTAATGCGCTGTTCCGGCACATCGAGTGCCGCTCGCTGTTCGGCAAGCGCCCTAAGATCGAGGCCAGCTATTGCTTCGACGAGAACCGCCAAGACATGGGCGCCAAGGCGCTGGTCGGCATCACCTACGCCGCCGGCGAGGGCGTGCTGGTGGCCCGTGATGGTGACGTGTACGGTAACCGCTGGCGCGACGCCCGCCCGGCCGTGAGCGCTGCCGGTGCAGACATCTCGCCTTGGCTGGACCACTGCGCGGCGCTGGTGCCCGAGGCGTCCGAGCGCGAGCACATTTTTAACGTGATGGCGTACAAGGTCCAGCACCCGGAGATTAAGATCAATCACGCGGTCCTGCATGGTGGCGATCAGGGGTGCGGCAAAGATACGCTGTGGGCCCCGTTCATATGGGCGGTCTGTGGGCCGCAACTGAAGAACCGGGGTCTGCTCGACAACGACACGCTCGGGTCGCAGTGGGGCTACGCGCTGGAGTCGGAGATTCTCATTTTGAACGAGCTGAAGGAGCCCGAGGCCAAAGAGCGCCGCGCCCTGGCGAACAAGCTCAAGCCTATCATCGCCGCGCCGCCCGACATGCTGACGGTCAACCGCAAGGGGCTGCACCCGTACGATTCGCTTAATCGCATGTTCGTGCTGGCGTTCAGCAATGACCCCGTGCCGATCACAATCGACAGTCAGGATCGCCGCTGGTTTTGCGTGTGGTCCTCGGCGCCTCGGATGGCGCCAGACGCTGCCGCCCGACTGTGGGCCTGGTACAAGGCCGGCGGCTATGAGGCCGTCGCCGCTTGGCTGCGCGCCCGTGACGTGTCGGCGTTCAATCCGAGCGCGGCGCCGGCTTGGACCGAGTTTAAGGCAAACCTGGTCGAGCATGGCATGAGCATTGCCGAAAGCTATTTGGTCGAGATGATGCGCGCGCGTCGGGGTGAGTTCGCCCGTGGCGCCGTCGGAAGCCCATTCCACGCCCTTTGCGACCGCGTAGCGGCCAGCGCGCCGTCTGGCGTGAAGGTGCCCCAGGCGGCCTTGCTGCACGCCCTCAAAGAAGCCGGGTGGGTTGATTGTGGCCGGCTCAAGTCGCGCGCCAACGACACGAAAAAGCACATTTTCTGCGCGCCCGACATGGTGCAGCATAGCCGGTCTGAACTGCGCGATCTAGTGGAAGAGCCCGCCTCGCCTTTGATGGTGCGGGTGAAGTAAAGAAAAACCCCCACGGGCTTGTGGCCGGTGGGGGTTAAGACAGGAGTGGCAACTGCCTAGAGATCGAGGAAGACCACTAGCAGTGCCACAAGTATAACCGCGATCAGTCCTGCGACCATATCGCACCCTCTTCAATGTCGGCGATCAGGCCGCTGCCCAACAGGGGCAGGATGTCGACCCCGCCCACCTTGGCGCTGATCAGGTAAGCCGCCGGCGGGTATGGTGGGTCAATCTCGCTGGCCGTCTGGCCTCGGTCATATTCCAGCTCGCAGTCCAACTCGATGTCGCCGTGGCGGTGCAGATAGGCTATTGTTCGCATGGCAACTCCACCACTTCCGGCTGCGTTGGGTCATACATAGCCGCCGGCCGATCGGCGTGCTCATAGTCCACCTTGGCAAGGCTTAAATGGCCGTTCAGGGCCGCGTAGCGTGCGACGTAGTCCGACGTCGTCATGCCGGGTGCAAACACCGGGAAATGGCGCTTACTGCTGTCGTGCTTAACGTGGCCCTTGGCCTTGGGCAGTTTGCGCCCCTTGCGGCCTTTTGATTTGTCGATCAGCGCCAGTAGTTCGCGCGTCGGTTCGGCGTTTTGGGGCTGGACGGTAAGCGTGGCTTTTCCGTGAGTGATGGTGATCATGGGGTTAGTCTCCGAAAATGGCGCCGTTGGCGAGGATGGGGGTTAGGTTTGCGACGGGAATAAATCTAATGGAATTACCGTCTTCATTCGGCCATGTGCCGCCGGTATCTACTTCGGCGACTTTCCCTCCACTGTGCAGGGATAGGACCGTACCGCGCATAGGCGAGGGCCCCATGCGCTTTAGCACGGACTGAGCGAATGCGACTTTTTGGCCGGGTTTTGCGGTTTTCATGGCTTCATGCTCCAAAAGTAAAGGGCGAAGGGCGCGCCGATCAGCGCGGCGAAGATAGCGGCTTGCAGGAAGTCTCGCAGCAGGCTAGGCCGGCGCTGGGGCTCGGGGGTGTAGTGCTGCCTCATGCTGTCACCTCCTGAAGGCCGGCGATGTAAGCATGCATGAGGTTTGCCAGTTCGCGCTTGGTGACGTGGCCGCCAACGATTGGGCAGGAGACGCCGCCGCCTTCGTTGTGCATCCGGTGCAGGCAGACGCCGCCGTAGGCGTGGCTGAGGTGATAGTTTCCGACTTGCGCCTTGCCGTTGACGTAGGGCGCGGCGGGCATGCCCGTGACGCGGTTAAGGCGGTCGACGATGGCTTGCAATTGGGCTTCAGTGACGCGGTTCATGATGTTTGTCCTTTACTGAACGGTGACGCGGGCGTAGGCGTCAAGTTGGATGTAGGCGTAGGCGTGGCCGGCTTGCAAGAACTCGCGCTCGGTGCCGGTGAAGTTGGCGCTGGGGCTATGAAAAACCTGCTCATGGTGAAATGGCCGGGTTTGTTTGTAGCCGGCGGCTTGCACGTCGTCGGGCAATTGGATGAGGGGTTGCATGGTCTGTCCTTTACTTGATTGAGCGCGGCGCTCGGGCCGCGCGAGGGTTGAGATTAATAGACCGACAGGCCGGTGTCGGTGTTGACATTGCGTCCGGCGTCTTCCCAAATTTGGGCGGCGGCGCTTGCGAGATGTTGGTGCATCTCGCGCCAGTGACCGAGGCGGCCGTAGTCAAGGCCGCCCTCGCGGTTCTCAATAGCGCAATCCTCGGCCACGCCGGCAAGGCTTGCGTCGGCCAGCTGCAGCGCGTCGAGCAGCGCCGCGTAGCGCGCCTTGTCGGCGTTTACTTTGGCTTGCACGGCGCCGCGCTGCTGCGCGGTCCAATCGTCTTGAATGTAAATCTCAGTCGCGTCCGGCAGACTGTCGATCCATTTGGCTAGCTGCTTGGGTGTCATGTCGTTTACTCCAGGTGTGTTTATCGGTTCGCCGAGGCGAAGCCACAGTGTAAGGGAATCTCTTATCTTGTCAAGCCCCCTAGTTGTCACGTTTGCGACAGATAGTAGGGTTGTGGATAGCGTTGGACCATGCGTGGATAGCGTTTTTGACGTGGCGTTGTCCACGTCGCGCCATTGGGGAAATGGGCTATGTGGACAATGTGGACTATTAGTTTATAAGTCTAAAGAGAGATAAAAAATATACTGTATGGATATACAGTAGTGACAATGGGCCGCGCCGTCAGCCCGCGCCCCAAAGGGGGTTGACCGACTTGAAATCGATTGTCCACATGTCCACATTGTCCACAAATCCACGTCCTTGGCCCACGCCACGCAAGCCTTGCGCTTGACCGGCCATTGTCCACATTGTCCACGCGACTGGCGCGCAGCCGCGCAGCACGCAAGCCATGCGACTGTCGGGCCATGGTCCACATTGTCCACATGGTCCACGGCCGTCGCCCAAGCGGCGCGCGGCCAGGTGCTGCCGGCCAAAACCGAGGGGGGGAGGGGGCCGGGGACCGGGAGGTCACGGCAGCGGAGGGGCTACAAAAACTGCGAATTTTTTTATTGAAATTTAAAAACGCAAGCCCTATAATTGCGACATGGAACATGAACTTTTACGCGCTGCGTTTAGCTACGACCCCGCAACTGGCGTGTTTACGCGAAAAAAGAAGTGGGGGTCTAAGCCCGTTGGCTCAGTTGTTGGTGGCCTTAGCCGAGACGGGTATGTGCAAATAGCGTTTAACGGCCGAACGCACACAGCTCAGCGACTAGCGTGGCTGTATGTGTACAAGCAGTGGCCTGCGGGTGTGATTGACCATATAAACCGCAACCGCACCGACAACCGTATAGAAAACTTACGCGACGTAGGGCGCTCTGAAAACGCCAACAACTCGGGCCCGCAGCGGCGTAGCCAATCTGGCGTAAAAGGTGTATCCTTGCGACCACTGCGTAATGGTAGGCGCCTAAAAAAAGCTTGGAGAGCGGACATCGTGGCTAACGGCAATCGAAAATTTTTAGGGAACTTCTACACAATAGAAGACGCTGCCCAAGCGCGCGCAAACGCTGAGCGGGAGCTTTGGTAATGTTCGAGACCCTGCCATATGAGCCGCGTCAGTTGCAAGCGACTGAAGACCGGCTGCATCGCATCTACAAGGCTGCCAAGCTCGGCCTCAAAGGCGACAACTTGGCGCTGGCCGCAGGCATGTTGCCCAAGGAGTACGCCAGGCTCAAGCAGTTTGACGAGATCGCGGAGTACGCTGAACTCAAGGGCCGCGCCGAGGGCGAGCTGGAGATGAGTCACCTGCTGCACGATGCTGCGGCGCAGGGCGACGCCAAGGCGGCGCTGGCGATCCTCCAGAACGTCCACGGCTGGGTAGCCAAGCAGGCCATTACAGTAGATGTGAATCAGTCGATCAGCATCACAGCGGCGCTACAAGAGGCCGAGCGGCGCGTCCAAGACGTTGTGGACGTCATCGAGAACAACCCAAGCCAAGTGCTACAACATGCAGACCACACGTTACAGCGCGCAGGATGAGCAGGAGCTGATGGCTCGGCTATGGAGCCCGGCCATCAAGGACAACCCGCTGGCGTTTGTAATGTTCGCCTACCCGTGGGGCGTCAAGGGCACGCCACTGGAGCACTTTACTGGCCCGCGCAAGTGGCAGCGCGAGGTGCTTGCGACTATGGCCGAACACATCAAGAAGAACGGCGGCAAGCTGGACTTCGACGTGCTGCGCCTGGCAGTCAGCTCGGGCCGGGGTATCGGCAAGTCGGCGTTAGTCAGTTGGATCACGGACTGGATGCTGTCCACGCGCATCGGCTCAACGACCATCATATCGGCCAACAGTGAGTCACAGTTACGCAGCATCACTTGGGCCGAGCTGACAAAGTGGTTGGCGATGTCAATCAACAGCCACTGGTTTGAAGTAAGCGCTACCAGACTGATGCCGGCCAAGTGGCTGACGGAACTGGTCGAGCGCGATCTGAAGAAAGGCACTAGATACTGGGGCGTTGAGGGGCGGCTGTGGTCGGCTGAGAACCCAGACGCCTACGCTGGCGTGCACAACTTCGACGGCGTGATGGTGATATTTGACGAGGCAAGTGGCATCGACGACTCGATCTGGGCGGTGACCAGCGGATTCTTTACCGAGAACACGCCAAACCGCTTCTGGCTGGCGTTTTCCAACCCGCGCCGCAACACTGGGTACTTCTACGAGGCGTTTAACAGCAAGCGGGAGTTCTGGGCGTCAAAGATCGTGGACGCCAGGACGGTCGAGGGCACCGACAAGGCGGTTTACGAGCAGATCATCGCGGAATACGGGCCGGACAGCAGCCAGGCGCACGTCGAGGTGTACGGTCAGTTTCCAAACGAGGGCGACGATCAGTTCATCAGCATCGGCGTGGTCGATGAGGCGATGAAACGGGCCAAGCATATGGACCAGTCAGCGCCGATTGTGATCGGCGTAGACCCGGCGCGGTTCGGGGCAGACGCTACGGTCATCGCCGTGCGGCAGGGGCGCGACATCGTCAAGCTGATCCGGCACCGGGGCGACGACACCATGACGGTGGTCGGGCACGTCATCGACGCAATTGAGGAGTTTAAGCCGTCGCTGGTCAATATCGACGAGG